CGGCACGCTCACCAATGAGGTGAGTGGAGGCGCCTATGCGCGCGTGGCGGTGACCTTCGGGGCGCCCAGTGCAGGAGTGGTCAATAACTCCACGGTGACCTATGCCACCGCCACCGCGGGCTGGGGAACCATTCGCTTCGTGGCCGAGATGGATGCGGCAACGGCCGGCAATGTCCTGAGTGTGGCGCAGCTCTCCTCGGATGTCGTCATTTCCACCGGCAACCAGTTCCAGTTCAATTCGGGAAGTTTGGTCGCCTCGTTCGCGTAACTCATGCTGCTGCTCCTTCGCAGTGCCGCCAGTGCCAATCCTGCGGCGACACTCACTGCGAGTGGATCTCTCACCGCTTCCGGCACGACCGGCGCAACGACCCTCACGGCCACCGGCTCACTCGCCGTCGGCTCGATCGAACTCCATGTCTTTGCCACCTTGGATGGCCAGGGAAACCTCCAAGGACTCTCGCAGAACTTCGTCACCGGCATCGCCCTCCTTACCGGCGTAGGTGACCTGGCGGCCATTGGCGGCTTCCAATCTACCGCCACGCTCAGCGGATTCGGTAATCTCAGCGCCACGGTGGGCACGGTATTCCAGGGCATCGGTGTCCTGAATGCCCAAGGTGGCCTGACCGCAGCCGGATCGATTCTGCAGAGTGCCGTACTCAGCGGTACGGGCTCGCTCAGTGCCGCAGGCGTCGTGACTGGGGGCATCGTTACCCCGACCGCCACATTGGCCGGTATCGGCACATTGACGGTCACGGGTGCTGTCTTAGTCACGAGCGCGAATCTCACCGGCAACGGCGTACTCACCGGGTTTGGATTGCGTCAAGCCATCGGATTCGCCACTCAAATGCGACTGACATTCAGTTGTGACGAGATTCGCACCTTCTTCAGGAAAGGCTAATGGGCGTCCCCACTCTCAACGAAGGCTCGCGCTGTTTCATCAAGGCAAAGTTCTCCGATAACCGCGACCGAGGCCAGATCCCCACATCCATCGCCTACCGCGTGGACTGCGAGACAACGGGCACGCTCATTCAGGACTGGACTACCGTCACTCCCGATGTGGAGGTCGAAGTCCAGATCAACGCCACCCTGAACACCATCATCAATCAGCGCAATCAGATCGAACGCAAGACCGTGACCTTCCTGGCCAACGCTGATCCACCCGAGAATGCCTTCACCGAAATCCAGCAGTACGATTTGATCGCACTGCAGGCTGAAGATAGCTGATATATCAAGTACATGAGATTGACTCAATATGGCTGCCCCCAAGGGAAACAGTAACGCCGCCAAGGGCCGTGAATGGGCCAACGCTTTGGAACGCGCCCTGAAGCTCTACGAGAGCAAGAAGCGAAAGATCTCCCGCGGCCAAGCGCTCGAACGTATCGCCAATACCGTCATTGAGGAAGCTCTGGATGGCGGTATGTGGGCAGTTCAGGAGATCGGCAACCGCATGGACGGCAAAGCCGCGCAGTCGGTTGAACTGTCCGGCTCCATCGAGCACAAGCACGTACACGAACTGACGGATGACCAACTCGCCCATATCGCCACAGGCGGCAGCCTCGGAACTGCTGACCCGCAGGAAGGCGAGAGCGCGCTTAATTGACTTCACGACCTACACCAAGCCTGACTTTCAGGTCGGTGAACATCACCGTCGGATAGCGGAGGCCTTGGAGTCAGTCGAGCGTGGTGAGATCGATCGCCTGATGATCTTCGCCCCGCCACGGCATACAAAGAGTGAGCTCGCCTCGCGGCGGTTCCCGGCTTGGTATTTGGGTCGCCACCCGGACAAGCAGCTCATTGCGGCGACCTATTCGGGTGAGTTCGCACTGGACTTTGGCCGTGATGTGAGAGGCATCGTTCAGGACGAACGCTTTCGCAAACTATTCCCGGATGTGACGCTCGCCGCCGATAGCCAGGCCGCGAACCGATGGCACACCAACCATGGTGGCGTTTCGGTATACGTCGGTGTCGGCGGCTCCATCACGGGACGTGGCGCACACATCGCGCTCATCGACGATCCGTTCAAGAATCGCGAAGAAGCCGATAGCGAGAACAACCGGGAAGCGGTGTGGCGCTGGTACACCAGTACGCTGCGCACGCGCTTGATGCCGGGTGGCGCGATCATTCTGATCCTCACGCGCTGGCATGAATCGGACCTTGCCGGAATGCTCCTGGAGCGCCAGAGAGATCAGTGGCACGTCATCGAGATGCCGGCCATTCAGAATGAGGGCACGGATCACGAATCGGCTCTATGGCCGCAGTGGTACGACCTGGAAGCGCTGAGGCGCATCAAAGCGGACATTGGTCACAGAGACTGGTCCGCGCTGTTCCAACAGAACCCGCGTCCTGAGGAAGGCACCTTCTTCAAGCGCGAGTGGTTCGAGATGTACTCGAAGCCGCCGGATCGCATCAACAAGTTCACCACGGGTGACTTTGCGGTCACAGAAGGCGATGGCGACTTTACCGACATTGGCACGCATGGCTATGCGCCAGAAGGCGTGCTGTATCTGGGCTTGGATGGATGGTATGGCCAAACCTCATCTGACAAGTGGATCGAGGCGCTGATAGATCAGTTCGCGCGACACAAGCCGTACTGCTTCTTTGCAGAGATGGGCGTCATACGCCGCTCCATCGAGCCGTTTCTGCGCAGACGGATGATCGAGCGCAAGACGCATTGCCGATTGGAGTGGCTCGCGACCAATGCAGACAAATCCGCCATGGCCCGACCGCTTCAGGCGATGGCGAGCATGGGACGCGTGAAATTACCCGACAACGAATATGGGCATCGATTGCTGAATCAATTTCTGAGCTTCCCTGCGGGCAAGTTCGATGATGCGGTGGATATGGCCTCTTTGATGGCTCGCGCAGTGGATATGGCTCATCCAGCTATCGCGGCATCGATCAATCCAACCGCCCAACCCAAGGATTCCTGGTCCAAAGTGTTTGACGCTCCTGAAAGCAAGAACTGGCGGACTGCGTAATGGCCCGTAAAGCCAAGAAAAATCAGTCTCGCATCGCAGACGAGCTGGTCGGCAAGAACACCGATCCCGGGATTGATTCGAGTGTCGCGGATACCGGCACGTCCGAAGATCCGATGACGAATGACGAGACGCTCACGCGCCTGGTGCGTCAGTTTGAGCAATCCGCCGATGCCAGTCGTCACGCTCGCCGAGCCGCGGAGATCTACCGCGACTATTACGACGGCAAGCAGTGGTCGGATGATGAGATCAATAAGCTGAATGCCCGCGGTCAGCCGGCGATCACCGACAATCGCATCAAAGATAAGGTGGAGTATCTGCTGGGGCTGGAGCGTGAGACGCGCACCGATCCCAAAGCTTATCCGCGTACCCCTGAGGATGATCCCGGCGCAGAAGCGGCCACCGATGCGCTGCGCTACGTGGCTGATTGCAACTTCTTCCAGCAGACCAAGTCCTCAGTCTTCGAGAACATGGCCGTGGAGGGTTATGGCGGTTGCGAAGTCATCGTCGATAACTCGACGTATAGCGGAACGACCAACAAGACCGTTTGCATTCGCTACATCCGCTGGGACCGGCTGTTCTACGACAGCCATTCCCTTCTGCATGACTTCAGCGATTCGCGCTACCAGGGAATCATCAAATGGATGGACCTGGACGAAGCCAAGGCGACCTACAAAGCCTTGGGCGATAAGTTCGACCTGTTCACCACCAATTCCTTCCTGCCGGCCGAAGAGACCTACGACGACAAACCGCGTTGGTACGACCGGGGTCGCAAGCGCATTCAGATCGTCGAGCATTACTACCGGGATGGGGAGAAGTGGACGCGCGCGGTCTATACCCGCGTGGGATTCATCGAGGAGCCCAAAGAGTCCGTCTACGTCAATTGCGAGACTCAAAAGCCCGAATGTCCATTACTCCTGCAGTCCCTGTATGTCGATCGGGATGGAAACCGTTATGGGGTCGTCAAGCGTTACAGGGATCTCCAGGACGAGATCAACAAGCGGCGTTCGAAATCCTTACACCTGTTGTCAGTCAACCAGGCCACGGCTGAGAAAGGCGCCGTAGACGACGTTGAGAAAGCTCGCGCGGAACTCGCACGCCCGGATGGATTCCTCGAATATACCCCGGGAATGAAGCTCGAGGTCCGTGAGAACACGGATCTTGCGGAAGGGCAGTTCAAGCTACTGCAACAGTCCATTGCCTCCATGGCCGATACCGGCCCGAATGAGGCCTTGTTGGGCAAGGATTCAGCCAGCAGTTCGGGTCGTGAGACGCAACTGAATCAGCAGGGCGGCTCGATTCAACTCGGAATTCTGTCCGACCGTCTGCGGTATTGGCAGACGCGGGTCATGAAAGCGTCCTGGTCGCGTGTGAAGCAGTTCTGGACCGGTGAGATGTGGGTCCGGGTGACGGACGATGAGAACAGCCGCTTCATGGCGCTGAACTCGACCTATCCCGATGATCACATCCACGTACAGAAAAAGATGGCCCAGCCGGGCG